TTCAAACCTACGGTTTCGCTGCCAGATCATCTGAAGAATGATCCCAACTGGCGCTATCACTGGCTTGTGGATCGACCCGGCCGTGTTTCACAAAAAACACGGCATGACGATTGGGACTTTGTCGAGGACGCCGAGACTGAAAGCGACGCGCGCAATACCGGGCCAGGTTCCCGCATCGAGCGTCACGCGGGCGTAGATCAATTTGGCAATCCGCTGCGTGCCTATCTGGTGCGCAAGCGCAAGGACTACGACGAAGAGGACAAGCGCGAGCACCAAGCCGCGCTGGATGAACGCATGTCCGCCATCAGGGGCGGCCAGGTTACCAACGCGAAGGGCGAGGTTGTCACGCAGGACGGCTTCTATACGCCCGCGGGCGGTATCCGGATCACCGAAAACAAAGCGTAACTGGCTGGCCACGCGGCTGCGCCATCCTCGCAATCTGGAGACTTTCTCACATGGCAAATGCTGATACCCCGCGTGGCCTCTGGCCTCGGCGGTACTTGAATGGCGCGCCGTGGAACGGGCAGGCCAACCGCTATTATGTTCCGTCTACGGATAGCACCGCAATCTATCTCGGCGGACTAGTGAAACCCGCTGGCTCGGCTGATACTCGGGGCGTGATGTCGGTCACAGGCAACGTCTCGACTGGCAACGCGGTTGTTGGCGTTGTGGTGGGGGTCGAACCTCTTGGTGGCGCCGGCGGCGTCGGCCGCGATGCGACCATCTACCGGGCGGCTTCTACGGAACGCTATCTGCTCGTCGCCGACGATCCGAACCTTCTGTTCGCAGTTCAGGACGACGCTGCGGCCGTTCCTACAGCCAGCATCGTCGGCAATGCCGCGGACCTCACCGCTTTTACATCCGGTTCGACGACTAGCGGTAAATCGTCCATCGAAATTTCGATGGCGACAGTAACGGCGTCAGGCGACGGAACTGAGGACGTAATTATTGTTGGCCTCGACGACACCCCGGACAATGACATTGGCAACAACGCGGACTGGATTGTTCGGCTGAACAATCACTTCTACGTCGATGCCTCAGCCGGTGCATAAGGAGAACACAAATGACCGTTATTAGCACTGGCAACCATCCCAAGGCACTTTGGGAGGGGATGCGCCGTTGGTGGGGCCGCGAATACGACAAACATCCGAAATTCCACACGGCAATGTTTGAGGTTATTGGCTCCAAGAAGGCGTATGAAGAGGATGCCGAGGTGACCGGCTTCGGCCTGGCGCCTGTGAAAACCCAGGGCGGATCGATCTCGTTCGACTCTGAGACCCAGGGCACGGTGACGAAATATACGCACGTCGCCTATGCACTGGGCTGGATCGCCACCTTTGAGGAGCAGCAGGACTGCCTGTATGAGGTCGTCGGGCGCCGCCGCACCACCGCGCTGGCGTTCTCGATGGAGACCACACGGCAGATTGTCGCTTCCAACTTCTTCAATCGCGGGTTCAATAGTTTGTACACGTACGGAGACGCTAAAGAAGCGTTTGCGACGGATCATCCGACCGTGGACGGCACGCAGTCCAACGAACTCAATCCGTCTGCGGACTTCTCCGAAGCCACGCTTGAAGATCTTCTGATCCAGGTGATGAACGCGAAGAACAGTCGCGGACTCAATATCGTGTTGCGGCCGAATGATCTGGTCATTCCGACCGCGCTGGCGTTTGAGGCAACCAGAGTGCTTAAGTCGGAATACCAAAACGACACCGCGAATAATGCCGTGAATGCTATCCGCACGATGGGACTGCTTGGCAAGGCGCCGATTGTGAACCCTTATCTGACCGACTCCGACGCGTATTTCGTAAAAACCAACTGCCCCAACGGGGCAATATTCATGAATCGCCAGGAAATGATGTTCGACCAGGACAACGACTTCAACACGAAGAATGCCAAGGCTGCGTCCTACATGCGCTTTAGCGTTGGCCACACGGACTTCCGCGGTTATTACGCTTCCGCGGGCATCTAACCCACGTTGTGTATTGGATTTAAGCAAAACTCATACACAACGCCGTTTGACGACGGACAACCATCCACAATCTGCAACAGGCGCACGGTAGAGGGACCCGTCATTCCCTAGCCGTCTCCGCTGCCGTGCGCGTTTCTGGAGACTATCATGACGACTTTCGGCGATATGGCCTTTGCAATGGGCGGCGTGCCGCTGCTGCCGTCCATTCCGTTTGGCCGCGCATCCAAGGCATTTTTCTGCGCGCCTGGAACAGATTCCGGGGGCTCTGACGGCAACCGGGGCACCAACGTCAAGCAGCCGCTGGCCACGCTATCCAAGGCGCAGACGCTGGCGACGGCTGATCACAACGACACCGTGTTCATGATCGCGAGTTCCAACACCGCGGCGAATACCACGGATTATCAGTCCTCTGCCCTGGCGTGGGCGAAGGACGGCGTGCACCTCATCGGCGTCAACTCCGGCAACCAGGTCGCGCAGCGCTCCCGCATTGCCCAGCTCTCCACCGCCACCAACGTCGATGACCTGTTTACGGTCAGCGCTGACAACTGCCTGATTGCCAACATCCACGTGTTTCACGGCGTCGATGATGCCACCTCCAAGGGCGCGGTGCTGGTAAGCGGCCAGCGCAACCATTTTGTCAATTGCCACTTCGCCGGCATTGGCCATGACACAATGGACACCGCCGACAATTACAGCCTCAAGTTGACCGGCAGTGAGAACCTCTTTGAAAACTGCGTGATTGGGCTCGACACGATCGCCCGCGGCACGGCAGCCACCTACGAAATGGTGCTGTCCGGCGGTGCAACGCGCAACACCTTCCGCAACTGCATCATCCTCTCCTATGCTGAGGCGGCTGGGATGTCGTTTGTCAACATTCCGGCCACGGGCATCGACCGCTGGGTGTTGTTCGAAAACTGCTGGTTTATCAACCCGATTCAGTCGGCGGCTACCACAATGACTGAGGCGTTTGCGGTAGCGACCGGTACCTCTCCGAACGGTCTCGTCATGCTGCGCAATTGTACGCTGATCGGCGCGACCGATTGGGAAGCCGCGACGGTGTCCGGCCGCGTCTACATCGATGGCGCCGCGCCGACCGCCGCGACCTCTGGCTTGGCCGTGGCTGTGGCCGCGTCTTGATATGGGCAAGCCTCCGAAAAAATGGATTAAGGGCGCCATCAAGAAGCCGGGCACCCTCCGCAAGTCGCTCGGCGCCAAGCCGGGCAAGAACATTCCCGCGGCGAAGCTCGCCGCGGCCGCAGGCAAAGGCGGCCTACTCGGCCAGCGCGCCAGGCTCGCGCAGACTCTCAAGAAACTCGGCAAATAGGTGGCTAAAATGGCTCTTTCATCCGGTAAATACGTTTCGGAAGTCGCGGCTGGCCGCGTCTTTATTGGCTCCACTGCTGCTGCTGGTACGGCATTTCCGATCTCCACCGGCACGGCCGTAACGTTCGGCATCTGGAACACTGATCCCGGCAAATACGCAATTCCGCTATGGTTCAAGGGCGGTTACACCTCCGGCACAATCGCGCTAGGGTCTCTGGGTTTTGCGAACCAGAACGTTGGCTATGCAATTGGGACGGCAGCCCCATTGTCGGCATTCAACGACGGCACCCCGAAGAATGCGCTTCTTGGGGGCGGCAACGCTTCCAGTATGAGGTTCTGCCCTGCTGGTACAACGACACTGACGGCAGGCGGTACCGCGGCGATGTTCTCTGGGCACAGCATTGAGTTCGCTACCGCTGGAAACGGCATTTTCGGCTGGAACCTGGATTTTGAAGGCTCAATCATCATTCCACCGGGCCAACTGTTCTTTGTCTGCTCATCGATCGCGCAGACCGCGCTGTTCTCAATGTCAATTGCGTGGGCGGAAGTGCCATTCTGAGCGTGACCCACTATGGGCATTTCTGCCGGAAAATATGCCGCTGAGGTTGCCGCTGGCCGCGTCTTCATCGGCTCCACGACTGCCGCTGGTACCACCTTGCCAGAATTTAATGGCACAGCGCAAAAATTCGGGCTTTGGAATCCCGTTGGTTCCAACAAGCTGGCGGTTTTGCTGCATATCCACATGGCCTTAACTTCTGCCTCTGTCGGGCAGCACACTGATGCATTTGCGTTATCTGTCCTACACAACGTTGGGGCTCAAGTGGCGTCTGGAGGGCCAATCAGCGCCTTCACGGCTACTGCATCGCAGAACGCCTATTTGGGGCACGGTCAGGCAAGCGCGATGCGATTCACGCTTTCTGCAACAACTACCGCGCCAGCGTTCCTGAAATCATTGGGTTTTGGGCACATCCAGAGCACGGCATATCTTGGAAATTATGATTTTGATGGAACTGTTATAGTGCCTCCAGGTGTCTATATCGGTACTGGCAAGTCGCAAACCGACTCAGAGACATATCAAATCTCGCTCGTTTGGGCTGAATTCGAACTGTAGTCTGGAGCAACATGGATACCACGATTCAAATCGTCCACACTGGCGAGCGTAATGCTATCGTCCATTTGACCGGCAGAGCAACGGATGCGGTTCAGGAAAGCGATGTCGTCAAGGTTGACATTTCTGAACTGCTGCCGCCTGCGCGTCGTGTGGCGCTGCGCAAGATCGAATATGCCGTCAGCGGAGGGCAAGTCACGCTTGCCTGGGGGGCTGATTCTTCGGTGCCGTTCGCCGAGCTGGAAGGGCAAGAAGATCTGTGCTTTGAGCGCGCGTTGCTGCAGAATAGTGCCGAAAGCGGCACTGGTGTCACCGGCGACATTGTGTTGACTACGCGCGGCTTCGACATCGGCAGTACGTATACGATCACGCTGCATATGATCAAGAAATCCTGACGCGCCCTCCCACGTACCGCGTCAGGTTCGGGATGCCGTTATTGACCCTGCGGCATCCCGCCGCTTTCGTTCATTGAGGTAATCTCATGGCCATCCGTAACACGTGGCGCGCGGGCGACTGGCTTTATAAGTGCCAGCGCTGCGGCTTCACGCATTACGCCAGCGACATCCAACTTGAGTGGACCGGTCTTCGCGTGTGCCGGCGTTGCTGGGAGCCGCGGCACCCGCAGGACTTCGTGCGCGGCGTGCGCGATGACCAAAATGTACCGTTCGCCAATAATCCAGACGATGTCTTCCTCTCCGCCAATGAAGTGACGGCTGACGATCTCTAATGGCTCTCTCCAATTCCTACGATTTTTCACTGACAGCCCGTCAGGTGATCGTTTATGCGCTGCAGAAACTCAACGTGCTCGCCCTGACGCAGGCGCTCGACGCCGACGAAGCGGCCGCCGCGCTGCAGGAGCTGAACTTGATGCTCAAGACGTGGCAGCGGCGAGGGCCGTTCCTCTGGAAGCGTGTCGAGGGCAGCGTATCGCTCGTTGCGGCGACAGCGTCCTACGATCTCGCCGCGACGCTCAATCCGCTGCGCATCATGTCGATCCGCTATCGCGACACCAGCAGCAATGATCTCCCCATGCGGTTGTTCACACGGCAAGAATACTTCGATTTGCCAAGCAAGACCTCCACCGGCACGCCCACGCAATATTATTTCGATCCGCAGCGCGGCGCTCCTACGCTATATGTGTGGCCGGTCAAGGCGACGGTAACGACCGAGACGTTCAAGGTCACGTATCATAAGCGCACGGATGATCTGGACGACCTCGCCAACGATATCGACATCCCGCAGGAGGAGCTGGAGACAATTGGTTATGGTTTAGCCGCGCGGCTGCTCGACTCCTACGGCATTGAGGGTGAGGTGGCCAATCGCATCCTCATGCGTGCCGAGCAGCTTGGCGACGAGGCGCAAGACTTCGAGCGTGAGCCAGTTACGCGCTTTGTGCCGGGGCGCTCATGAGCACGCCTATACCGCTGGTACTGCCCTCGGCGACCGTTCGGGGCCGCAGTGGCCAGGTGGCTGGCGCGCGGCTGATCAACGGCTACACCGAGATCAATGGCGAGAGCGGGAAAACACCGTTCACCCTCTATGGTGCGCCAGGCCTGACCCGATGGGACACGGCAGGAACAACGTATGCTGGTGCCGAGCGCGGCCTGATCGAGCTATCCGACGCCGAGTTGATTGCGTTTCTGGGCAACCAGGTGGCGTCATTCGACGGTTCTGGAACCACTACACTGATTGGGTCGCTGAGCGGCTCCGGCCGGGTGTTTCTCGCAAGAAACCGCGCGACGACACCACAGATTGGTATCGTGACCTCTGACGGACAGTACTATGTGCTGAGCTCATCGACGATCACACTGAATGCGGATACCGATCTTCCGGCTCCGAACAGCATCGACTATCTGAAGGGTAGAATGTTGTTCGGCATCTCTACCGGGCAGGTGTATTGCTCTGATTTTGAAGATGCGACATCAATCAACGCGCTCGCGTTCGACAACATGAATTCGAGCGCGGACCGCCTTGTTCGCGTATTCGTGAACGCCGGATTTTTCTACGCGTTTGGCACGAAAAGCCTGGAAATCTGGCAACCGGATACCTCCCTTGCCGGACAGCCGTTTCCGTTCTCCGCGGTACAGCAGGATATCGAACTCGGGCTGACTGGGCCGCATACGGTGGCCAAATTCGAAAAGGCGCTGATCTGGGTCGATCACAACAACATCGTCCGCTATGGCAGGGACGGCGCCGCTGAGCGTGCCTCAAATCATGCCGTGGAGCGGGCGATTGCCGGTCTCACGGACGCGCAGCGCGCGACTATGGTTGGCTCCGTGCACAGTTTCCAGGGGCACGAGATCTACACGCTGAAGGGGGCCAATTTTACCTATTGCCTCGATGTGGCGACAGCCAGAAAGACAGGGCTAGAAAATGCGTGGTTCGAACGGCAGTCCTATGGGGATGACCATTGGATTGCCAATTATGCAATACAGTTCTCCGGAAAGTACATCGTCGGAAACGAGAGCAACGGCAAGCTGTATTACATTAACGCTGACAGCTACACTGAGGATGGCACAGAACTTGTGCTTGAGGCACACTGCCCGCATTCCCACAAGTTCCCCAACCGGCTTCTCGTCGATGGCGTGGAGGTTGACATTGTTTCCGGGGTGGGACTCAACAGTACCACGGAGAGCGATGCCAATCCGGTACTTATGATTGATTTTTCTGACGACGGCGGCGCTACCTTCCAGTGCGAGCGCACGCAGTCGATTGGACGGCTAGGCGAGCGCGATCAGACGATACGCCTGAACAGGTGGGGGCGCTGCACCAAAAAGGGGCGTATCTGGCGGTTTCGGGCGTCTGCGGCTGTGCTTAAAGGCATCACCCAAGCCTATGTGCATGCGAGAGCCACGCGCTGATGGCCATCAAACTGCCAACAGCCGACTTGTTAATCGTCAATCCATCGACGGGACGGATAAATCTCGAATGGTATGCTGCACTAAAGCAGCTTGCCAACAGCACAGACTCTCATGATCCCATTGATTTGTTAGAGACTCTCGGTTTTGCCGGCAACGATCCGTTCACGAAAATTCTGCTTCATTTTGATGGAACAGACGCCTCGACAACAGTCACTGACACCAATGCCGGCGGTTCCGACCACACCTGGACCGCAGCGGGAAACGCGCAGATTGACACAGCGGAAAGTAAATTTGGTGGCGCAAGCGGGCTTTTTGACGGCACAGGAGATTATGTCTCGACGCCAGACCACGCTGATTTTACACTAGGTAGTAGTGATTTTACAGTTGATGTGTGGTTCAACTGCACGAAAGCAGCGGGATCATTCGCAAACATAATAGGGCAAAATGATAATGTGGCCGCAAATAGTTCTTTTTTTATTGTCAGAAACACGATTAACGTCATAACATTTAGAGTTAGCAATGGCTCATCGTTTGCTATTGTTACGGGTACTACTGTATTTACTGATTCCGTCAACACAGGGTGGCATCATCTAGCATGTGTTAGAACATCAAACATATTAAGGATGTTTATAGACGGCGTGCAAGAGGGAGGAAATATTTCTTTTTCCGGCTCAGTTCCCGATTCAGCACTTGTTTTTGGTGTAGGCTCTAACGGCGGTACTACTGCCAATCTATGGACCGGGTGGATAGATGAGTTTCGACTATCGGTCGGCATTGCACGCTGGACGGCCAACTTTACACCGCCTACCGCAGCCTACGGCCCGAAGTGAAATCTGATGATCCGCGCAGCAACGCTCGCAGACGTGCCGCAACTTGTCGAGCTCGGCGTGCGGTTCATGCTCGAAAGCGGCTATGCCCGGCATTTGAGCATTGATCGCCATGCCCAGGCGCAACTTGCAACGGATCTCATCCAAGCCGCCCACGGCGTTTTGCTGGTCTATGAGCGGGCCGGAAAGATTGTCGGCATGCTGGGCGCCATTGCGACACATCATCCGCATTCCGGTGACAGCGTGATGAGCGAGTTGTTTTGGTACGTCGCGCCCGATGCCCGCGGCGCGGGCGTACGCCTGCTGCAGGAAGCCGAACATTGGGCGATCAGCCGGGGTATTACGAAATCGCTTGTGGTGGCTCCTGAGGGGGCGCCGGTCGGATCGTTGTATATCCGCATGGGCTATAGGCCACTGGAAACTCAGTACATCAAGGATCTGCTGTAATGATTGGAACGACGGCTGCCATCATCGGCGCTGCGGCGATCGGGGCTGGCTCGCAGATCTATGGCGCATCACAGGCGGCAAAGGGTCAGAAAAAGGCGGCTGCCGCCGTTGCAGCGCAACAGCAACGCAACGAAGAACTGCTGTCGCCGTACATGCAGGCAGGCACTGGGGCGCTGTCAAAATATCAGCAGGCTATTGGCCTCGGCACACCGGAAGAGCAGCAGGCATTCTATTCGAATTTCCAGAGCGATCCGGGCTGGCTCGCCGCGCAGCAGGCCGGGCTTGGGGCGGTGAACGACAAGTATGCGCTCACCGGCTCCAGCGGCGGCAATGTCCGCGCCGCGCTCTACGACTATGGCCAGCGCAATATGCTCGACGCCTACAACAAGCGCCTCGCCCAGATTGGCGGCCTGGTGGATACCGGGCGCACGGCTGCTACGTCACTGACCGGCACGGGTACGCAGTCAGCGGCCACCCAGGCCGGATTGCTCTCGCAGGCTGGCCTGACGATGGGGCAGGGCATTACTGGGGCCGGAAATGCTCTCACTGGCGGCCTGTCTAATCTCGCAAATTACAATATGTGGCAGCAAGGGTATGGTGCTGGCACGGGCATGCTCGGGGCTGGCAACGTGGCCAGCGGCGCCAACTATGCGGGGAGGTTCCTCTGATGCCTGGGTTGCTGCAGCCTTACATTCCTGACGCGTCGGATTGGTTGAGCTCCGCAACCAAGGGCTATGAGCTGGGCAACACCCAGCGCGAACGGAATGTGTTGCTTGAGGCGGGACGGGCTGCCGCTGGCGGCAACATGCCGATGGCGCGGAAGGCACTGTACGCCGGTGGCAACTTCGCCCAGGCGAGGGCGATCGATGCGCATTCGGCGTCGCTGGCTGCTCAGACACGGGCGGCATCGAACGATCAGCTCGCGCGTGCCCTCAAGGTACAGGGAGCGCTGTCCGATGTCGCCCACAGTATCAACACGCCTGAGGAGTTTGAGGCGGCAAAAGCGACGCTTGGCAAGGCCGGGCTGGACGTGGGCAAATACAACTTTGCCGATCTTCCCGCCTTGAGAGCGCAGGCGCTGGATGTCAAAACGCGGCTTGAGCTGGCGTTGAAGGAAAAGATTGCGTCAGGAAAAACTAACCAGGAACTAGGCGAATACGAACAGAAACTGCGAAAAGAGTACTCGTCCCTTTCATCTGATGCGCGAGCGATTGAAGATTCTCTAGGCCGCGTGAAAACGGGATCAAAACTAAACACTGGTGCTGGTGATATAGCCGTTGTCTACGGTTACATGAAAATGCTTGATCCAACATCAGTGGTCCGCGAAGGTGAATATGCAACTGCGGAAAGCGCCGCGGGGGTGCCGCAGCAGATAGTTGCCATCTATAATAAAATCCTTAGCGGCCAGCGTTTGACTGCTCAACAGCGTGATCAGTTCATCGGTGCTGCTGATGCTCTCGCCATTGAAAAGCGGGAAAGGCAGGGAAAAGTTCAGCAACAATTTGAGACTATTGCCCGCGAAACTGGCGCAGAACCTCGGCGCGTGATCCTTGGTACAAAGGCTGATAGTCAATCAGTGGGTGGGCGGACTGGTGGGCCTGCTGTGATCCGGACCGAACAGGAATTTATGGCTCTACCCTCTGGAACGGAATTCATCGCGCCTGATGGCACTACGAGGGTTAAACCCTGATGGCAAATTGGTGGGACAACGCCCCTGTTTCTGGCGGTGATAGAAATGCTGGCCAGTGGTGGGCAGCCGCGCCTCTTGTTCAGCAAAAAACCTTTGAACGCAACGAAGATGAACAACTTTATCGAGATATGCTCAGGGAAAATCTCGGAAAAAATCGGCCTTTGATTGATATTGGTTCGGAAGGTCTTCGCCAGCATACAGACGAAGAGATACGAAATATAACTATTGAGCGAGTGCAGTCGCAACGCGCAAGAGAAGCAGAGGAAAAAGCATTCAGAAAATCTCGCACGCCACTACGTCGCGCTAGTGAAACGGCTGATTTTATTCTATCCGCGCCCGTACGCGCTTTGACGAAAGGTAAGTATGGGATTGCAGACGTCTACGGGTTGTTCGACCCTGAAGCCGGAGCGGAGGCAAGGCAACAGGAAGCCAATTTTGTACGGGCTAATCAGGGCTGGCTGGAGCCGGTAGCACAGGCAGGCGAGGCAAGCCTGGGGATTCCTGTCCTGGGGAGCATGGGTGCTGTTCCAGGACAAATGCTGCGATCGATGCGCGGTGCTGTCACGCAAGCGCTGCCTCGGCAAGCCCCAAGGGCCACTGTTCCTGCCGCCACCGCGGCACAAGCTTATGGTCCGGCAGAGCGCATCATTGATCGCGCGGCGTTCCAGGCCGAGGGTATCCCTGAGTTCCCTCCAGCCTTTGCCTCAAAGGGGACGGCACGCTTCGCACGTACCATCGAAGAAACCCCCTTGGTTGGCGGCACTGTGCGAGTGCCGAAGAACGAAGTGGAAATGGCGATGGCCGCCCGCCAGCAAGCCATTGCGCAACAGGCCGGGGCGGCAGGCAGCGCGGAAGATGTGGGATTGATCGCCCAGCGTGGGCTAGGAAGATTCCGGGGCGCACAGTTGCAGAATTTGGAGCGCCAGGAAGTTGCTGCATTGAGGCTACCAACCGACCGGCCACAGCAGAGGCGCGCCGGTTATGTTACCGTTGACCGTCCATCGCAACTCAGTACTGCGAACATGACTGAGGCGGAGCTTCATGCAGCTGCTCGCGCAGAGGTCAATCTGCCCGGCTCAACGCGTGCGCGCGTCGAAGATTTATCCCCCGCCGAAGTGCAGCGCATTGTTGACTTACCAGCGCGAGACACTAGCTTTGCAACCAAAGCATCCGCGCTATATCGGCAAGCCGATGACGCCCTCCCCCCAATCCCACGTATCGACAGAAGTGCGAATCCCGGTCAGGTGGCAACACGAAACTCCGGAACCGCGGTGCGAGGAATGCTCGCGCAGGAAGGGGCCGCGGAGATTTCAGGGGGTGTGCTGGAAGGGCGGTTTGGGAATCTGGTTCGGGACTTAGCCAATCCGCAACGTAATTTTACTCTGTCGTCTCTTCGCGCGGCACGCACTGAGATTGGTCGCGCATTGTCTTCATTCGGCGACTTCGATACGCGGCTTGACCGCACACAGCTAAAACAGCTTTATGCCGCGTTGTCCGAAGACTATCAGCAAGGGCTCGTTGCTATTGCTGCTCGTGCGCGGCGTAACTCTAGGTTAGCACCTACGGCATCGAACTATGTTTCCCCGGCATTGGCAGACGCGGCGGATCGTGCATTGTACCGCTATCGTGTTGCCGACCGCTACTATCGTGCCGGCATCGAGCGCATGGACCGCTTCATGCAGGTGCTGGGGGCTGACACCTTGGAGCAGGCATCCCGCCGAATTGGCCAATACCTGAGAGAGAACACGCAGAATATTCGCGCCTTGGAGAGTGTCGCTTCGTCTCTACGGCCTGAAGAATGGCGATCCGTGCTTGGCCATGTCATCGAGGGGCTCGGCCGCTTGACGCCCGGTGCGCGTGAGGCAGAGAGGATTTTCAGCTTTGAGCGCTTCGCAACCGACTGGAACAAGATCAGTCAGAATCCCCGCACCATCGCTTTATTCCGCCGCGGACTTGGGAATGAGGTCGTTACCTCGCTTCAAAATCTTGGCCGCATTGCCGAGCGCATGAAGCGCTACGAGACGACGAGGAACTATTCGGGCAGTGGCTATGTTGCTCTGGGGGGGGCGGGGCTTGCATCGGTATTCTCGCCTCAGACACTTCCTTTGGTCGTGCTGGGCATGGCTGGTACTGGCGTCGCTGGCAAGATACTTACGAGCCGCTCATTTGCAGGCTGGGTCAACAGCCTCAATCGTGCCCAGTTGCGGGTAGGCTCTTCGGTGGCGGCAACAAGTGCCGCGATGCTTCCTCATATCCGCCGACTGGGACAGATTGCAACCAGATCCGCTGATCCTGAAGTTGCCGCGGTGCTTCAGGGGGCCGCGGTGCTCCTTGATCGGCAGTTGCGCGAGGTTGAGAGCTATCAGAGTCCCAGATGATCCACATCACGACGACCATCGTCACCCAGATGACCAGGAAGAGGGCGTCACGATACGGATGTCCCTTGATGCAGTGCCACACTGGAACAACAAGGGGGGACGTGAAAGCGCCGACAACAACGACAATCGTGGCCATCACGACTCCGCTTACATAGAAATTGCCAAGGGCAATAAAAAAGGAAGCCAGGAGTTTCATGGCCCCACTATAGGGGACCGCGCAACACAGTTGGTCCCCGATAAGTGGTACACATCGTGTCACATTTTGTACCTTTGTAGGTACAGATCAATGATCAAACCGGCGATCGCCGAGCCAGCGTAACAGGCCGAAAGCCAGCCATCAATTAGCGCCGCTGCAACAGCGCCAACTGCGGAGACGTGGAGTTCTGTAGGCATTACTTTATGAGGACGTGTATCGCCAGCCAAAACGGACCACTTAGGCAGTAATCAACCGACAGAATTCCTGAAATTATTACAGAATTTTCAATAAATTCGCGGCGAATAGCTGATTTCAGCATGGCGTTCTCCTTTGTGTAAGTCGCCAATATAGCATGATGCTGCCCGACTGTCATTAGCGGAGTCACTTATGGACCCAGAACTGAAAGCGCGGCTCCGTGGCTTGTCGCCAGGCAGCCGTGAATACCAAGCCGCGATCGATGCGTACAATCGCGAGAAGGCGGCGCAGCGCGAGCGCGAAGTGGGGCTCCGCCAGCAGGAGGAGGAACAGCGCGCGGCGCGCGAAGAACGGCGGCTAACGGCCGAACGCGGGAGAGCGGCCGCTACAGCCCGAGAGGCTGAAGAGCGGCAGAACCGCGAGCGCATTGCCAGAGAAGAGGCGGAGCGCCAGACCGCTATGGTGACGGCGGCGTCAACGGGCGGCGGCCTGGCTGCTGGTGTGACCGGCGGATATCTGGCCGACAAATATGTGACGCCGCGGTATCGGGGCGAGATGGGCGCCAGAGCTGCGCAAATCCGCGAGCTGGCAGGAACCGCGCGCGGGATCAATCCGGCATCACCGGGGGCACGGGCTGCTTATGGCGATGTTGTGTCGGCCGCCGAGCGCGGTAACCTGCTCAGGCGCCCGATCCCTTGGGGAACTGGCCTTATGGCTGGCGGGCTGGCTGGCATGGGTGCCTACTCGACATTCGGCCGGGCGCCAGAGGCACGCAGCGACATCGAGCGGGCGCTATGGACCGGCACCGGGTACGGCGAGCTCGGCGCCGCCACGAAGCTCGCAGCGGGCTCTGTCAACCGCTACCGCAATCCAGGCGTGGCATATCCGGCAACGGATGTCGCGGCGATAGAGGGCGCACGCCGCATCGCCGCTGGCGGCGAGATGGGACCGCTCCCAGGCTCCGGCGCCGATCCGCAAGCCAGTGCGGCGGCGGCGAGGGCCGCTCGGCAAACTACGCTCATGGGGGCAACAGGCGATGCGCTGAAAGAGCAGGCGCGTAAGCTCAAACTGCCGGTGTCTGGCACCAAAGCGGCTCTGGCAGCCCGTATTCTCGATCACGAAGACGCGCTCGCCCGCGGTGAAACACCGGCAGTTAAGGCGCGCCGCTTGCCACGCGCGACGAAAACATTGCTACCTTTGTTGGCTGGCGGCCTTGCCTACGATGCGGCGACATCGGGCGCTGAGGCTGCGGAGATGACACCCGGCGAGCGGCGTTCGCGTGGACTGCTGACAGGCGGAATTGCGGCGGGCACGACGGCAGGTATTCCCTATGCCCTCGAAAAGGCGGGGGCTGGCGCAGTGCTGCCCAGTCTCGGCGTGGCCGCGATGCCGGAAATGATTTCTGAAATGACGGACTATTCCCCCGGCGAACTTGCTCAAGCGCGGAACGTGCTGGCTCGCTATCTGCCATCACCGCTGCGTGGTGGAGCGGTGGAAGAGGCGTATCAGATGGCGCAGGTTCCGGAGCGCGGCGAACGTCCGCGCATGCCGCTTGGCCGTGCCGCGATGCTGGAGATTCCGGGCAACATTCCAGAGGGCGCCGCGGCCAGGGCAGACCAGCAAGCCGGCTTCGATGCCGCCGTGTCCCGCCTGCTCGCTGTCATCGACGAGCACAACGCCACGCTCGCACCTCCTCAAGGGCGCAATCCAGCCATCCAATATGAGCTCGGCCAATGACAACAGCGCTTTCGTTTCTTTCAGGCCGCCAGATTACCAACGACAGCGGTACGGTACAGGCTGGCGCCAAGCTCTACACCTATCGGGAAGGCACGACCACGGCGCTGACCGTCTGGACTGACGATGCGGCAAGCGTTGCGCACGCCAATCCGATCGTGTGCGACGCGGGCGGCTTCGTGCCCCTGATCTATGTCGATGACACCTTTGACTATAAGGTGGTGATCAAAACCAGCGCTGACGTGACGCTGAAGACCTACGATAACATTCCGGCGCCCGACCCAGCATCGACGACGGGCTATTTTCCCACGCTGCTGACGTGGGTCACGAAGACCAGCGCTCAGTCCCCTATAGCGCTTACCGCAGCGGATGCGGGCAACGCCTATGAGGCGGACACGACGAGCGGTAATGTCGAATTCGATTTGCCTGCGGCGGCATCGATCGGCAACGGCAAGGGATTCACGTTTAAGAAACTGATCGCCGCCAACTCGATGATTATTGATCCGAGCGGCAGCGAGACGACCGACGATAGTTCGACATCAATCACGATCACGACTCGGTATGAGACGATTCAGATCATCTCGAACGGCGCCGAGTGGTACATCACAACCCGTTATTTCGATACCATTGTAGCAGCGCGTCTACCAGCGGCGTCAGACACGGCTTCTGGTATCCAGGAAAATGCCGTGCAGTCGGAAATGGAGACCGGCACGTCAACAACGTTGACGGTGACGCCCGGTCGGCAGCATTTTCATCCCGCGCATCCTAAGTGTTTTGCGTCGGTCTCTGTCTCGGGTGGCGTTCCTACACTGCAAGCATCGTACAATATTACAGGTGTTACGGATACTGCCCAGGGTCAGCTAGAAGTCACAATTGCCACTGACTTCAGCTCATCTAACTGGGCATGTTTGGCGAGTATCGAGAGCAACGGTATAAATCCCGCCGACGATGCGGGCGCCGTGGGTTGCTTCAGTTACTCTAAAACGGCTGGTAGTGTGAATCTTATCGCTGAGGATGGTGACGCTGACGGGGGTGGCGGAGATTTGCTTGACCCTGTATCATGGAGCATGGCAGGTCTGGGGGACATTTAGTGAGAAAATGCATTTTTTATACTCGTTTTGATGGCGGGGTATCTATTTATTACCCAGCCGATGAATGTCTATTGACTATGAAAAACGGCGGTTGGTGGGATCAATATCCTAAGCGTGTGAGTCTTGCCCAAGTATCCCGGCAAGTTGAACGCGGTATTCCTCATTGGGCGGCGCAACGGTTTTTCGACGCACTGGGTGATGGTGGGTTGGATGAGCATGAGGCACTGACCGTTCTGCGCGACCGAGATTGCAGTTATCTGGGCACTGCGCATGAGATTGTAGGCGTAGCAGGGATTCCCCGAGACCGCTGGTTCCGCGATGCATGGCGCCGGTCTCACAACGGCGGGCCTATTTACATCGATATGCCAGCAGCGCGCCGCATCCAGTTCGCGCGCCTTCGTCATCATGCAAGCAGCGCGGGAGCTGATCTACAACTTGGACGCTGGAAGGAGCGCATCAAACGCGCTGAGACGCCGGAAACTCTTCGGACTCTCTGGCCTTCCGATAGACGGTTACCTTCGCACGCCCCACCCGTCGCTTGATCAGTCCCGCACTCTTGAGCCATCGGGCCAGCATCACGTCAGAGACCGGCTCTGCATCGATGGCGGCGAGCCACTGCGTGAAATGTTCCCGCAACGTCGCAAATTCATGATCCCCGTCCGCAAGTGCGTCCACGAAGCGCACGAACACCGCTGCTGGTACGTCCACGCCTGATGGACGACGCTTGCGTGTTCCGGCCGGACTGCGTATCGGATGCGTCTCTGCCTCGCCGCTTGCTGAGCGCGGCTTGCGGCGTGCCGGGGGCGCTGCAGGGACGTGCTTTTCCCATCCTGCGGCGTGATCCTGGCCAACCCAGTTCACGGCGATCTTGAGCGCGTCCGGAAATCCATACACAGCTTGCGGCGCGATAGTTAGAGGGATAGTATCTAACACGATTGCAGTTCCTTGTTAGCTAAGGGATTGCCTCAAGAGGGCCGGGCGCTGCCGACAGCGTTCCCGGCCCCATTGTTAATGTCCAACCGTATGCAAATAGGGGCGCGGCAGCGCGCCAAGCAATGCTGCGCCGCGGCCGATAGCCTTGGCGATCTTCTTGCCACCAGAAAGCATACGCCGCTTGAATAGTGTCATCCCGCCCGCCAGGAAAAGCGGGGCAGCCACTATTTCGAGAAGTCCGACAGGGGAAATAACGAGCGATCCGAGAAATGCACGTAGAGCCGCGCCGGTCCCGCCGATTTTTTTCGCTTTCCGGCCGCTATTTGCGCCAGAGCATATTTCCCGGTACATCTGGGCGAAAAAAGTTTGACGCTCCGGATGACGACGCTCGTGCGTAAGTGCATTGTTTGTATAGATGATTTTAAAACCCATAGCGGTGGCGCGGGCGAAGAAATCAACATCTTCGCCGCTGCCCAGACCAATCGCTTCATCGAAACGAATGCCAGCCTGGACGATTTTAGTAGAAAATCTAACATTGCATGTGGAGGCTGCATAACGAATTGCCCCCTCGCGTTTCGATTTCTTGCGCTTTGGGATTGCCCAAAAATCTCCGGAGGGGGATTCGATAAATTCGCGACGCCCTTGTAAAACCGCCGTGTCAAGATATTCCGGCGCCATTAAATTGGCGAGCCAATCTTGCTCGGCTATTTCGTCGTCATCAATGAAGGCGATCCAATCCGCACACATTGATGTCGCCGTATCGAGCACCGCGTTCCGTGCGCACGCAATGCCACGCCTGGGTTCGTGCACGTAGTAAAGCGGTATCGGGCTGATGTTTACGAATTCATCGACGATCGTGTCGGCAGCTGGCACCGGCTCGTTATCGACCACGACGATTGCTGCTGAAATGTTCGACGGGATCAGTTGTTGTGTCAAACTGTCCAAACAATCCCTGAGCATTTGGGGGCGCTTATGCGTGCAGACACCGACAAGTACAATCTGTCCGTTCATAGGAGTAATGGCGTTCATGGCGTTCTCCTTCAAGAAAGACTTTGAGTTTACTTTCGCTGTCGCCTGAGCGTCAATGAGCGGACGGCTTGCCTCTGGAAAAACACCTGTGACGAATTTTACCAATTTCGAGGGCGTGAGAAGCGGCTACGCCAACCTCTGGGCTGCGATGCGCATCCGGCCGGAGCGTTTGGCCACGGCGCGGGCAATCTCGGCGGGGATCGCCAAGGACCGGCCGCGTTATGAGGCTGTGGCGAGCCAGACAGGCGTGCCGTGGCACTGGATTGCCATTGTGCATCATCTGGAAAGCGGGCGAAATTTCGCCACGCACCTTCACAACGGCGACAGCCTGAGGCGGCGCACGGTGCAGGTGCCCAGCGGACGCCCGCAGGCCGGATCACCGCCGTTCACCTGGGAAGAAAGCGCCATCGATGCGCTGCAGCTCAAGGGGCTGCATCGGGAAACCGACTGGTCAATCCCCAAGCAGCTCTGGCAGTTCGAGCGCTACAACGGCTTTGGCTACGTCCAAAAGAAAATCAATAGTCCGTATGTCTGGAGCTTCTCAAGCCTGTACAGTCATGGCAAATACGTCGCCGATGGGCGCTACTCCGCCTCCGCAATCTCGCAGCAATGCGGCGCCGCGGTCATTCTCAAATGTCTGCTGGACGCGGGCCACCTCAATCAGGAGATTCCAAGCATGTCCGAATTGAAGCCGTTCTTAGACATCATCAGCGTCGTCGCGCCCACGGTTGCTACCGCGATCGGTGGTCCAGCCGCGGGCCTAGCTGTCCGGGCACTTGCCGAGGCGCTTGACACTGACGCGACAGCTGGCGCCGTGGCCACCAAGTTGGACGGCTTTTCTCAGATTGTCGCCGCGCTCAGGGACGCCGAGGCCGAATTTTCCGGCATCGATGCTGCGCCGGTGGTCAAAGCCGATCCTGAAGCACCGGCACCAGCGCCGATAAGCCCGAACGGCGTGCTCGTCGATGCGGAGGCATCCGTTGCTAAAACTTTGGTCGCAGCCGCGCTGTTTGTCATTGCTTCGGTGTTTGTCAAAGACGCCGCGGCTGCACATTCGATCGCCGACGCGCTCACTCCGATCGCTGTCAGCGTGATCTCTACATTCGGTGGCGTTACAATGACCTGGCTGCTACACCGATCTGTGTCCAATGCCAATGCCAACACCATCACAGTGCTGAAAAAATAAACGAGACGCTGCATCATCGCCACCACCCGCGCCCGGGGGAACCACACTCCGCGCTTTATCAAGCCAATCCTCAATTCGCCACTCCACCCGCGCCCGGGGGAACCCGCTTTACACGATTCCCATGCACGACGAATAGCCGCCACCCCACCCGCGCCCGGGGGAACCTCAGGCGCGGGGCGGGAAAGTGCATCAATGTAACGCCACCCCACCCGCGCCCGGGAGAATCCGCGCCGCTTTTATACCCGATGATCGCATCGACCGCCACCCCACCCGCGCCCGGGGGAACCTTGAGGCCGCTCCCTCGATCATGGACGACGAACCGCCACCCCACCCGCGCCCGGGGGAACCTTTTCGGCGAGACCGCAGGACCGGGCGAGCTACCGCCACCCCACCCGCGCCCGGGGGAACCCTCTCCTCAGCTTCCTCGTAAAGTGCTTCAGGGCGCCACCCCACCCGCGCCCGGGGGAACCTTTTTCCTGGCGAAGTTCGACCAGTTCGCGAACCGCCACCCCACCCGCGCCCGGGGGAACCACAGCCAGTTCGCCCCAGGCGTCCGCTACGCGCCGCCACCCCACCCGCGCCCGGGGGAACCCACGCCTCGTCCTCAGGCACGGCTCCAGAGTGACGCCACCCCACCCGCGCCCGGGGGAACCTTGGGCACCGACTGGGCGCTGATTGGCAGCCGTCGCCACCCCACCCGCGCCCGGGGGAACCCAGCTTTCAAGCGAGGTGCGTCCTCAAAGGCGACGCCACCCCACCCGCGCCCGGGGGAACCGATCCCAGGTACAGCAAGCTGCGTTGGCATATCCGCCACCCCACCCGCGCCCGGGGGAACCAACTCAAGAGCCTGACCGGCGAGCTGGGCAAGCCGCCACCCCACCCGCGCCCGGGGGAACCAATCACCATATGGCGCGCAACGACACCAGCCACCGCCACCCCACCCGGGGGAACCCGCGTCCGGTCTCGGCCTTCCCATCGTGATGACGCCACCGCCACCCCACCCGGGGGAACCCCTTTTCCCACCTGTCTTACTAGGCACGACCCACGCCACCGCCACCCCACCCGGGGGAACCTCTAGGGGCTAACTCCCTGAGGCGCAACAGCTTTACTCATTTCAAAGAGCAGGTTCACCGAGGCACGTGTGGGTTTTCCGCCTTCAAAACCCTGGTCTTGTCGCAACCCCGAGGGGCCTCCCGTCAACCAGGGAATCCAGTGCCGCTGCCTACCTGGAAAGGTGGTAGGACTTACAGCGGCAGCCACGCTGACTTGCATCGGCATGACCGGCTTAACGTCCGATCTTTGTATTTTGGCTAAACCGTAGATCGCCGAAGCGATAGCTGTGTATCTATTATTTCTCGATGCGCGTCAACAGAAAACCATCAACATCGCAAAATTGTTTTACCGTATCACCAAGAACGCGCGAGCCTATGTTGCCGCTGGCGGCTTTATCGCGCCAAATCATAATGATAGTGCCACGATTCAATGTCTGATACCAATGTGTTATGACTTCCCATATTCTATCACGCGCATCACGATTTAGTTGTGGGCTCACATAAATACCAGCAGAAATTTCAATCATTGCTGACCGAAGAAAACCGCGATAGCGCGGTTCAACATCCCGCGTGACAATTAATGTCAGAGCGTGGCTCATGACTCTACAATCAGAAGTTTTATGCGCTCAATCATCGCAGAGATTAGGTTGTTATCCTCAAACGCGGCTGCAGCTCGTCGCCTGACAGTCCTTTCAAGGCTCTGCACTTCAGATGCCTCTTTCACGGCACCGAACGCAATGCGCAGCGTGATCGTATCGCGATAAAGATCTGCGACATCTAAGATAAACGCTTGTGATGAATCTTCGTGAACAAAGCCGAGCTGAGGAATTGCCGCAGTTGCCATCACCGCGATGGCCGCAGCCGCTCTAACCGCGCTAGAGGCGTGATTGATCGCTTGATTGGGAAGATCAGCGCTGCCTGGATTGCCGCGATCATAGTGCCGACCCTGCCAGTCTATGGAGAACTCCTCAGCGATCTTGCGGTATGACTCCTTTACGCGCGCCCCCTCTATGCCGCGCAGCACTGCGATATCTCGATGAGGTAAAATCTCACCGAGCCGAAATGCGTACATCTGCCGAGCGATGGCAAGACGAGACGAAGCCTTGGCCCAAAGTTCAGCTTGCTTACGCGCAAGGGCTGACGTCGCTGTCATCAGTGGCGGCGCGGTGTACAACCTTACGCCGCCCTCACCAATAGCGGCGAGTGCTGTACCGTGATTGGCAAGGAGGCGAAGCGCGTCGTGCGTGACGCTCGATCCCGGCCCCAGCAACACGATGCTAATGGCTTGATGCGGGATTTCGTATTCGCCGGCCTGTAAAGCGCCGCCCGCTGTCATAAAGCGCAGGCAACCATCCGCAACATCAAGTCGCCCGCGATCCAGCAGAACGAGACCATGACGCGCTGAGTAGGGAATACGGACCTTATCGAGCCCCAAGCGCCCACTAAGCATTGTGCGCCTCACGATGCTTACGCAGCCGTTTCTCCGCGTTACGCGCCGCGTTGCGATTACGCGGAAGCACAGCGTCGCAGTCGGTACCGTCTGGCAAAACGCCGATACAGCGTAATAGACGTCTCCCGTCCTTCATCTGCGGATTCTTCGTTCCGCAACGTGAACATTCTTGAACTTCTGGTTCCAATCTATCTGCGATAAGAACGCTTCCTGGGCCTCGGAGATCGTTATATTTGTATTCCAGGAACTGCCGTCCCCTGGCCATAGCTACATGGCGCAGTAGCTTGCGTACCGGTTTTAGATTGCGAGGCTTCTTTGCTGCTCCATTATCTTCTTTCTTTGCCTCGTTTTTCTTACTCTCGATTTGTTTTTCTTTCTGCTTTTGACGGCGCATCATCGGCGCCACGCTCATTTTTTGAACACTCACCGCATCAAATTTATGAACGATTTCATTCGTCACACGATGCAAAAATCCGTCACGGCGATCCCTCTCGATCGCCTCGCAGGCTGCCAGCCTGGCAGCGGATTTATAAAACAGTTTCGATCTCCTCACGCGCGGCCGCTTAAGCGGTTTCAGCGCGTTTGGATCGTGCCCCTTCTCCAATTTTCCAAGCCGCAGCCGCTCTTTGCGTGCTTTTAGCTTTTTCTCCTTTTCCTTCTGCGCTTCCAGTGCCCTGGAATTTTGTTTGCCTGCGACCAAGTGCACCGCAGTCAATTTCTTGTCGGCTGGTGGCATGGGGTATTCTTTTGTCTGCCCCCTATTATCATAGGTCGTGAAAACGATGCTCGCGGCGATTTTCACACCCGCTGTACGCCCTGTCTTGGGTAACAGTGTAGGCTGCGGGCGTTCCCACTGACACGAGAGATACCACCGATCGCCCTGGCGCCAGATACGCCCTCCGAGCAAACCAAGCTGTGCGCCGATCACGAGTCCCGGTTTTAGATTGCGCTCCAGTAGCTCCGCAACGAGCTGACGGGGAATTTCGCAACGCATCGAGCCGCAACCGTTTGGCAACTGCACGCGACCCGCGGCGACATCGAAAAACATGGTCGTGTTAGGAAAATACACGCTACCGGCGGCATAGGCCTGTTTTTTGAATTTCGGAAATCCGGTCTTCCTGGCGGACTCGTCGCCAGCGGCGGCCTTCGCGCGCTCTTTGAGCATAGTCTGCAGCGCTTTGACGAGGTCTTTCACCACAGTCTGAGCAGCGTGGCTCGGCAGATCCCCAATCCACTCAGTACGCGGTTCTGCTTTCAGGCGCGCCATGATCATCGCAAGTTCGTGTTCCCATATGAACAGTCGCGGTCCGGGACAATGATTGGCCGCCTCTTCGACGATTTTGCAATCGCAGGTTCCACCGTGCGCAATGAGCCAGGCGAGGATATCCTCAGCGCGTCCTGCGAGCTCATGTTTCTCGAAATATGCGACCGTGCGCGCGTGCGTGTGGTCGCATTCTTTTTGTTTGAGGCCTCCTCGCAGTGCCCCGAAGAGGTCAAGCAGGATCGCCTGGTCAACAGGCAGGTCGTCTGCGGGCGCAGCGCGTTTGATTTTTGTCAGCAGCTCGGCGGTAGGCGGCGCCGGGCAATATTTGGCCGCCGTGCTGATTGCTGTGCAATCACACTCGCCCTTAAAATCCTTAAGCCAGGCGATGATATCTGCTGTCCTGGCTCCGTGTCCGGTCTCATCCAACCATGCGCGCGTCAGTGCATAGGGTTGGTTGACGTTGCATTTGCACTTAGCGCCTTTATCCAGGGTATGGCGCAATGCATCGAACAGCCCGAGCAGAATTTTCCGATCCCCTGGAAACCGTTCTCTGGGGGGGTGTTTTACCGTGCCGTCTCGTTTGAGTACAAATGACCCGTCCTTCTTGCACTTTCCGTGCTGATAGACAATGAGGGCCTTAGCGTGGTTTTCCTCGACAACGCGCGCCCAGATCGACCGCCAGCCGAGCTTTGAGCGCGTGTTTTTCGCACCGTACGCGGCGGTCTCCAGATTGAGGAGCAGGTTCCATAGGCTGATGCAGCGTCGCCGCCACATGTCCATCAGCGTCACTTGCCGGTCGGTCGGATAAATTCGCATCTTGGTGCCGCGTAGCACCACGTCATCTTTCTTCTCTCGCTTCGCCATCGTTGACCCTTTTTAAAGTGGCCGCCGGAGAGATTGGAAACTCCGGCGGCCTTGGATGCGCTGGGCTGCATTTGAGGGGGAGCGGGCGCATCCAATGCTTGTCACTTTAGACATGAGCCGTCGCTGATCGATCCCAAAATGTCAGAGAAAAATGAGAAGGCTGCATTATCCAGAATTGTTGGTGCGAGAACCGATCTCTTCCCATCCGGGAAGGTTACAATCTTGCCAAATTGATAAATTGAATTTTTGTGGATGTCGAAAGCGCCCACCATGAGGGCATTAATTCTATCTGGTCTTTCGCTCGGTCTTTTAGCTGTAGCCACGAGCTCATCAGCGGAACTATTCGTTGGCAACGAATTCTTGATAATCCACGACTCTGCGAAAAAAACGTATCGAATACACTTCGTTTCTTTCAACTTCGTTTTTGCTGCGTGCAATAGCAGCAACCTTTCAGCAAGCCTACGCCACGGCATGACGATTGTAACGATACCTTGGCGTTCTGAAAAACCTATCACTAAAGGTGAAAATTGTCTGACGCTTATCCCCACAGCAGAATTGACAACATGCTTCCACTGATCGTCAAGAAATGTTCTCAGCTCAATTTCTGCTTGCCTGCCTGCCGGGAGATCATCTGAAAACGAAGGCATTGCTTTGCCTTAACAAAAAGAGGGGGGAGAGGATAAAGGGGGCTTTCTCCCCCCGAAGTTCAGCAAGCTGCGTCAGCGTCCGGCAGTGGCGTCATGGGCCACTGCCGTTCGCCGACCCCGCAAACATCATCGAAGGACCAGAAACGATGATGTGGGATTAAAACACCAGACAAAAGTCACGGCAAGCGAGATTTTTAGTGTTGTCAAATAAACTCTACGTTCTGCGCCTGTTCGCTATATGTCTCTATTGATTTGACAACACGAATTGAGCGGAATCAATACCTTAATACACTTGCCCTCTCCCCTCGTGGGAGAGGGTATTTTCTTTATGTTTATGTTTTTCCACGATATTTGCATTTTGTGTTGTCAAATTACTGGAGTGTGTTGTCAAATCTCGCTTTGTTCCGGGCTATCTTTGAGTTCTTTTTCATCGCTTGATCCGCGATCGTGATCCCAGACAGCAACGCCACCTGTGACCTCAATGTCCGCCCACTTCAGACGGATAAAAGCATCACCCTGGAATGGTATGTGTGTGTAGCCCGTGACGCCCCACCGCTTCAATCCAGTAACGATGACGAGCGATGGCCCCCATTCACATGTTTCCGGGTTCGCCTGAACGATAGAGCCAATATTTATTTTCTGCCGGTCTTCGGATTTCATCGCTTGCTCCCAAATTTGATAATCTTCCCGCCGCCCTCGCGCTTGTCACGCGAGCTCCGGGCCACACGTTGCTTGTCGATGTGCTTAGTGTAGCTCTGTATCTGCCCCACGGATATCCCGATATCCGCAGATATCTCTCCATCGCTGGACCCGGCCAGCCGTCTGTCGCAGATCGCCGTAGCGCGCAGCCCGTGAATTGTCAGCTTCAGACCAGCAAGGGCCGGTTGCGCCCGCCGCCAGCGGTTCCAATGGCTGCGTAGTGCCATCTCGGTGAATTCTGCGTTCTGCGCTGTCATAAGCAGACGGCCGCTCGGATGGACTGACCACTGGCGGATAGTCGCTATCTCTTCCCGGAGCAGCGGCACAAAATGCGGCTTGTCCCGCAATTTGCTGATGCGCAGATGCACGCCATCATGCGCGACATTGGCAATTGTCATCCGGACGAGGTCAGCCTCGCGCTGCCCGGTGGCCCGGCCGAGGAATGCCATTCGCTGTAGCGCCTCTGGGGCATTCGCTTGCACGTAGCCGTATGCGTCGTCCGGCCAGGGATGCGTGCCGTCCGTCTTAGCCTTCAGATTGTCTACGTCAGCGGCGGGGTTTTCTTTATTCTTGCGATAGCCACGCTTGATTCCCCACTTAAAAAGCGTGTCCAGCACCTGCAGGAATTTATTCGCAGAGTGCGGCCGTAACGCCATCGCGTCGCGCATTTGGTAAATGTGATGCTCGCCCATGTCAGCGACCAGCATTGCCGCTGCAACGTCCAGCAGGCGAGCGAAATTGTAGGAGTAGTTTCGCTGGGTAGCCGGCCGCAGGTCTGCCCATTCGGGACTGGCCCTGTATTCGCGGATCAGCGCCGCAAAAGTGCCGCCATCGTGTGTTGGCATATGCATCGCGGCATGCAGGCGCCTGTGAAACTCCGGGTCGGTAGGATCTTTGCCGAGAGCGACACGCTCGCCCGCTTTGCCCGTCCCGCGTTTCGGCGCGTAGTAGTAGTATCGGATGCCCCTTTTGTTGGTTGCGTAGTACACCCCCTCAGGGAGATTCCGTCCTTCGGTGCGACGTCTGCCCATAACGCCCCCTTAGTGCCTCGATGTTAAAAGTGGTATCGACTGCTGGAACCTGTGACCCTGCACGGCGGGAGATCCATTCGTCTACTTCCGTCCAGCGCCAACGGGGCGTTGTCCCCGAAATCCCCAGGCGGTACGGTTTAGGTAGGACTCCTGCCTTGACCCAGTCGTCCCATGTCCGCGGACAGATATCGAGACGCTGCGCCCCAGTCTCGCGTGAGACATAGAGCGCGTTGTTCCTCTCCTCGATGTTAAAAGTGGTATCGACTGCTGGAACCTGTGACCCTGCACGGCGGGAGATCCATTCGTCTACTTCCGTCCAGCGCCAACGGGGCGTTGTCCCCGAAATCCCCAGGCGGTACGGTTTAGGTAGGATTCCTGCCTTGACCCAGTCGTCCCATGTCCGCGGACAGATATCGAGACGCTGCGCCCCAGTCTCGCGTGAGACATAGAGCGCGTTGTTCCTCTCCGATCTCATTGCGGGCACACCTCAATGGCTGCCGCCGCATTGTGCCCTGACGTTGCTGGGCGGTAGATTGCGGCGTATGCTGCAGAGACAAGCGCGCGGAAACCTTGGCTGACGTGCACCATCTCTGGCCAGTGCTTGTTCTCGTATTCCGCGCGCTCGCCACGATCGAGCATCCCCGTTAGCTAAAGCGGCGAACATAGGTCGGCCGTGCCGTCGCCGACCACTTTGCGAATAAGTGCGCTCATGCTGCGGTCTCCTTTTGCTTCTTGGATGACTTGGTGTGGCCATCTGCCGCAGGTGCCAGGGTGACCGAACCCTCACCACGAACGTTAGCAATGGCTTCCTCTAACCTTGCGTCTACGGCAGCCAATTGCTTATCAAAGGTGTCGTGGCGTATATGCCTCTGCGCTGTTTCCAGCGTCACCGGCAAGCCAACCGCCGTCCGGTAACTGTCGAGCTCAAGTTCAAACTGCAGCTGCTCGGCCTGGTATTCGCTGCCGTTCAGCAGCTCCTTGACGCACTGGGCGAGCGCCTTCTCGTTGAAGCCGTCGCTCTTGTCCTCCAGCTTTAGGGCCTTGAGATCCTCCTGCAGGTCACCGATCTGGGTGAGTAGATTGACCCTGCGTTCAGCCCGGCGTTTTAGTTCAGAAACATTCGGGGTAATGGACATCATGCGCACTCTTTTGTTGCAAACATCAATAGTGCCAGTGCATCGGCGTCATTGTCGTCCTGGGGGGCGAAGCCCTTGGCTTCCATCGCGGCGATGATTGCCGCCTTGCCAGCATTCCCTTTGCCCGTGGCATGGCGCTTGATGGTGCCAACAGGCACGCCCTGGTAGGGGATGTTGCGCTTTTCCGCCCATGCCGTCAGAGCGGCCAGGAAGCCGCCGTAGAGATGCGCCGCGTCTACGCCTTTATGGCCGCGCACCTCTTCGAAATAGATGGCGTGGATCGGACCAGCTGTAGCCTGCAGCTCGTCAAGCCATTTCCGAAACCGCAACCAGCGCATGCCGCCGCCCTCGAAACGGCCAGTGCGGAATTCCTGTACACCGTGCTGAATATCGTCAGCGCCGTAATACAGCGCCCAGCCGCACTTCGTGCCAAGATCGAGGGCGAGGACGGTCATACGCCAAACCCCGCGCCAGCTTGGTGCAGCTCGTCAGAGAAATCCTCAGCGGCCGGCCGGGCTGCCTCGTCGTAGCCCTGACACCAGGCGTTCTTCTCGGCGCGCTTGCTCTTGTAGTGGAACCCGTCTGGAAGGATGCGCGGCAGGCCAGCGAGAGCTGCATTCCGCCCGTTCCTGCGCGCTGTGGCGACAGGGTCAGAAACGGTGCCAGCCTCGATTTGGGCGATCTCGGCCGGCACCGTCCCGACAGCAGGAGAAACAACCGCCGACGCCATGACAGCGGCGGACTCCTGTTGCGCCGCAGGGGACGCGAAACCGTGCCCCTGTATTGCGGTGGAGTCTTCCGTTGGCTCGGCGTCGTTGTCAAGCGCTTCACAGTCGCGATCCGAGTTTTTCGCGGCCGAGTGATCTTCGGCATCTACGGTCGCAAAATTATCCAGCGTGGCTTGTATGCTGCGCGGGCTTTCCGCGGCCTTGACGAGGCGCGGAGCAGGCTGAGGATCAATATTGTCAGCGACATTTTCGATCGTCATGGCATCGGACAGTTCCGGCGATTGCGGCACGCGCTTCAACAAGCGGCGAATGACCGTTTTTTTGGCCATCTCCCCCTCGTCGGTCGCCCAAGGGGTGCTCTTGATCTTGCCCGCCGTAAACGCCTGCCAGGCGTCCGATTTGTTACGGATGGCGTGGATCTGATCAATCGTCATCGGCTCAAAATCAGTTTCGCCAGTCGCGTAATGGACGACCGCGTAATACCCGATGACCGGGCCGCGATCGCCGTACAGATCCGGCCTATGAACGAGGCGCTTATCCAGGCCCAGCTCGCACTCAACGTGATCGTTGGCGCATACTTCATGCGCGTAGATTTTCTTGATTTCGCCCGATTGGCGCGCCAGTTTGATCAGGCCGCGATACCCGACGCGCAGCTGGGGTTCCTCCCTCTTGGCCTTGGCATTCCAGACAGGAACGACGTAAGCTTCACCAAGCTGGGGATCGAGCAACAGGCCAAGTGCGGCAGCTTTCGACACCTCGCGGTAGACAAACCGAGGATCATATCTGAGCATCTCCGGCCGCTGCATGAGAAGATTGACGAGGTTTCGCTTAAACCGGTCCGGCCGGATGTGGCTGGGCAGTGCCCGCCACAACTCGGCCTCGCGGCTGTCATCGCCAATCACCTGAATGGCGTAGATCTCCACCGGAGTCAGCTGGCGGGTGGTCGCCACGGCTTGGCTTGACAGGCTCATTTCTGGTCTCCTTAATGTGTCCGGCAGATAGTCAGGCGGCGATACGTCTTCGGCCCGACCGTATAGCCGTGGGTCGCAATGGTCGGCGCCTTGATTATCCAGCCTGGCAGACAAGCCTTGCCCGCATGGCCAAGCTTGGCAAATATCTCTGTCTTCACAGCTTTCATCGCCGCATCATCGGCCTTCGTGCGTGTCTGCAGCTCGTCGTATTCGGCAAGAAGCGTCTGCATGCGGTTGTCCGCACTGAGATCGAGTGTCTCGCCGTTGGCATTTGGGTAAAGCGCCCTCACGACGTCGTTATCCCGCGCGTAATTCGGTGTGGGGGCAACGCCGCCGGCGGCATCTGTCCAGAATTTGGCAACTGCCGCAATAAGGCGGCCTTCTGCCGCCGTATGCCGGTCGAACTCACAAATGCGGAGCGGTAGGGTGTTGCCATCGATGAGCATCGCCCCAATCGCCCCCCAGCTCACATCTTCAAGCATCTGCTCTGTGAGCGTCTGCAATTGAATCCATAGCGGCGGGAATGCCTCGTGCTCCCAATCCGAGATCTTGGAGACCCCCCAATGTGCCATCTGCGCAGGCATCGGGCCGCAGGTTTTCGTTTGCAGGACGCCCCGGCCTCGCCGGGGGCACTCGACGATAAAGTCTGGCGTGGCGCCGATGCGGGCGCCGCGATCACTGAGATAGTGAGTGGCTTTCGTGATGCGCCAATCGGGCCGGGCCTCGGCAACGGCCTGCGCAACTCCGCCCTCAAGGATACGGCCGCGCCGCAATACCCCTTCATCCGGCCCGTGACCTTTCGTCAGTCCCGTTTTGTTGGTGTACAGCTCGAACGCCGTCAGATACGGATGGTCTCCGAATAGTGCACCGACCTCACTGGCGTTCACGTTCCCTTCGCGCAGCCTCAGCCACGCGGCGCGCCCCTCGGGGCCTTCTTCCACCTGGTGCCGTTCAATCGTCATGGCGATCCCCCGTCAGCAGAGAGTTCATGAGGGTGAATACGGCGCAACAAATCGCAATTGACGAGCGCTCCGAAATGCCCACCTTGCGGATAGTCAGAGACAGCTCGTAGCTGTCAGTAATCAGACATCTGACACGTGTTTCGATGTCATTCAGAAGGATATCATTCATGGCGTGATCCTTGAGAGTTGGGGGGGGCACATCTGGTAGATGATGTCCAGATGTGCCCGCGTACCGGCTGTCTGGGGCTAGCCGGCGACAACTTTCCTGATGGCATCCCACCACAAAGCGAGGGTGATGACTGTGGCCGCAATCCCCAGACTTGCACCAGCCACGGCCCAAGCCACAAAAAGACTTGAACTAAATTCTGCGGTCCGCGCCCGCATGCGCGTGTACAAAATCCAGACCGACACGCGGACAGCGCACCAGAGGAGATAGAGCGCGCCGCGTATCGGCCGGAACGAGTTCCCACCACCACAATCAGCGGGAGTATGTTCTGTTGGGTGGCGGGAACTCATCAAGCGGCCTCGTAAAACATCAGCTCGGCGGTATTGTTGTCAGACTGGTACAATTCGTCACCGTAATGCCGCAGCAAGAACGCCCGCGCATTATCGCGAGACACATCCTGTAGTGCCCTCGGAGCGCCAAAGGTGCGCATCCGGATTTCTGCGATGTCGCCATCCCAGTCCATGCCGGCGCCGACGTCGGGCTCTGGTGCATAAAAGGCGGTGGGTGCAAAAATGACTTCGAGCTCACACCAGCACTCGTGGCCGTCTCCAACCTCTTCGGCGAGGAAAAATGTGAGGTGGCCGTCTGGCCCGCGATAGTAAGCTGTCTCAACGGAAAACATGGCGTATTTCCCATAAGGTTAATGATGCCGGAAAAGGAGAGGGCCGGTTATCGGCGGCCCTCCTAAGTCCGGTGAGGGGCACTCATCGTGTACGGGTGTACACGCTGCGTGTGACATCATTAAACGGGATTGGTACTATGAGTGTCAAGTGGTTTTTGGCTCATAGTACGCGCCTTTTGGAACTTAGAGTTCCGTCCATGCGTACCGTATACGCCATGTCGCGAGACATAGCTTGCGCTCTCGCTTCGATGCGACTTCCAAATCCGCAAAATTGGGATTGGCGGCGATCAGCCGGAATGGCTTGCCAGCCGAAAACGGCAGAGCACTCTGAAAACAGCGTGCCATAGGTCTCGCGATCCCCTCCCAAAGCACTAGAGCGAGATTTCCGGGATTGACTGGTGCAACGCGATCGACAATGAGATACGTATTTGGACGTAATTGGACGTCACATTTGGTTCCCAGCATAGATGCGTCATCTGCTGGTACTTGATAAACGAATGCATCATCACTAATAGCAGCGCCGAATTCACTGGGGATCGGCATCGTCTGACTGTGCATATCTAGCCTGCTGTCAACGGCAGGGGGATTTTTTGCTAGTTGTGTTGCCGTCAGAACAACAATATGCCTGACCGTCTCATTATGGGAAGGGGGTGCCTCAACATCTCTGGTTAATTGGTTAAATTTGCTCGCTTTTCCGCTCCTCTCGCCACCGTAAAGCAGCCGTTCAACGGTCGTATTCATGGCGCGGGCATAGATGGCCAGCGTTTCTGGTGTCGGGACTCGCGTGCCTCGCTCGTGCGCGCGTAACGTATGAGGGCTGAGCCCAGTCAGCCGGCACAGCACCTCTACGGCCGTTTTTCGCGAAGGAAACGTGCGTTCCCTCGCGGCAACGAGCCGCTTCGCTAGATCATCTTTTGAGAACGTTTGATGGGTCATGGAACTAATAGTACTCGCAATTAGCATACTATTGGTATTGACGCAATTGGCACTATGAGTGCACATTCCCGGGATGGAACCTTTTGTGACGCACGCCGAGCTGTGCGCGATCTGGCCAAGTGACAACGACCTGGCTGCCGATCTCCGTATAGCCGAAATCACTGAAAAAACAGTTGCTCAATGGCGCCGGCGAAACTTCATTCCGCCGTGGTGGTGGCCGGAGTTCGTTGCAGCTCTGGAGCGGGTTCATGGTGTGCGAATCACGTTTCATCAGATGACGATGGCGACGAGGTTCCGTGCGGCGGAGTTTCGGGCGCGGCATCGAGCTCGTCGGAATGCGCGCCGCACGGAAGGGGTTGAAACCGATGCGTGAACGAACATGCAAAAATTGCGGCGCATATGCGCAAGGGCAATTCATGAGGATGCACGACGGCGTGTGCAGAGCTAATCCTCCGGTGCTGATCTGTGTCGGCATGGCCCAACCGCAGAGCATCGTGCCTACGGGGATGCATGCGCAAGTCCCTGTCGTGCAAAGCTGTTTCCCGCCCGTCGGCGAGGATTGGTGGTGTTGCATCTGGCGGCCGCGTGGAAGCGAGCAGACGGTTGATGAGCACAAAGGCGCGACAGATGCTGACAAGAACGCCGAAGTCTGATGTCCACAATACACCACGACGCTGCATTGAGTGTGGGGAGGTAAAGGCGCCCTCCGAATTCCGGTGGATCAAACGTCAATCGAAAGCCAAGTGCCCGAGACCCGGCTTTCCGGGCGGATCATATCTATCCCGCTGCTCAGTGTGCGAGCGCAAGCTTTTGCGCCAGCGACGGCAAGGCGTGGTGGTTCAGAGGAAGAAGCAACAACGGCAAAATGCCATATGCTCAGCCGAGAGGATTGCATCCGTGCGCGCGTGCCTGACCGCTGGCATGACGAGGCAGCGGGCCGAACAGGAAACAGGACTGACATGCAGTCAGCTGCACTACTGCCGCTCGCGGTATCTCCCCGAACTGCCGCCGTTTGCTCTGCCTGAGCACGACAAGAAATCAAGGCACTTGTCGGCGATAACCGTCATGCGGGCTGACGGGCTCAGTCTCTCACAGATCGCACACAGGCTGGGGCTCAGTGTTGCCGGAGTGAAAAATGTTTGCCGCCGATACAAGATCAAAGGGGCTCGCGCCGGTGAGGGCGCCCGGTGGAGTGTTGCGCGGCAACGCCGCATGGCCGCATTATCAAGCCAGGGCATGAGCGCCAAGCGGATTGCCGCGTATCTTGGCGAGTCTGTCGATGCTGTCGCCAGCGCGATGCGGCGCTTCGGCCTCTTTGCTAATCCTCAACGTCAGCGGGTGGATGAATGATCACAGACACGTGGTCTGCGCGGATGGTCGCAAATCTGACGCAACTATGGGCCGAGGGGTACAGCGCATCGATGATCGGCGAGCGGCTCGGCATCTCGCGCAATGCGGTCATTGGCAAGGTTCATCGCCTCAGGCTGCCGAAGCCAAGTGTGAAAGTGCCTCATGTATCGCAAAAACGGGTGCTGGTACCCCGGCAGGCGGTTTCTGCCGCATCTCCGCCACCGCCTAAAGAAAAGCCGCGCGAGGTGCCGCCACAGGTGCGTGTGTTACCCGTTGTTCCAGTAGTTGCCGTGCCCGCTATCATTCCTCGTCCGGTGAGCGCTATTCCTGGCAGCCAACTGGTGACGCTGCAGAAGCGCACGAGCGATCAGTGCCGCTGGCCAGTGAACGAGGGATCGCCATATCTCTATTGCGGTGCTCCTCGGGTCCCAGGGAAATCCTATTGCGCGCATCATCAGCGCATGCTGTTAAGGCCACCGAAACACCTGCCCGTGAAGGTGGGGGCGAGATGAGGGGGATCGAAGCGGCATTTACCGGTACTATTGGCCGCGACGCGCAACTGCGGACGGCTAAATCTGGCCGCGAGTGGCTTAGTTTTTCAGTGGCCGTTGGCGATGAGCCAGATCAGCAATGGGTGCAGGTCGCGGCATTCTTCGGGCATATTAGCGATTTGGCGTCTCAACTCACTGTCGGTACACAGGTTTACGCCGAAGGCAAAATAAAGCTGCGGAGCTGGGAAGGGCCAGACGGGCCACACACCGGCCTTAGCGTCATTGCCTCGGTGATCCAACCGCTTGGTCTGATCGGCCGCAAGCGGCCCAAAAAAGCCCGTTCGGGGGGCACGGCCGCGGCGTCCACTGTCCGAACCCAATCTGATGTAAATGCGCCGTTGCCGTTCGACGATCCAATTCCTTTTTAGAGTGACCGCAGATGGCGACAGAACTCGCAACAACTGCGGGTATCGATATCGAGCAGGCGCTTTTAGGCGCCATCTTTCTTAACAACGAAGCCTATCAATACGTATCCACGTTTCTGGAGCCGCGGCACTTTCTTGACCCGCTTCATGCGCGCATTTTTGACGCGGCGGCGTCGCTGATCCGTAATGGGCAACGTGCTGATCCTTTCACCCTCAAACGCTACTTTGAGGATGATGAGCCAATCCGCACGCAATGGGGGTCGGTTGCAGTTGTGCAATATATCGGGCGGTTACTGGCCAATGCAGCAACCGCTGTAAATGCGACATTCTACGCGCGCACAATCGTCGAATATGCGGCCCGCCGCGAAGTGCAGATGCTCATGGCAGGCATTGATTTTGCGCGCGGTGACCTCGGCACACTCTCGGCCGGCATCGAGCGCGCCGCAGAAGTCATTCGCGCGGCATCCGGAGCCAAAGCAATCACGCCGCGACGATTTGGGTTTCCTGACCCGAAAAGCATCGCTCCGCGTCCTGTCATCATGGGCGGCCATTATATACGCCGCTACGTCAGCGCCACCATAGCACCAGGCGGTGTCGGTAAGTCGGCACTGGTGTCGGTGGAGGCACTAGCTCTTGTCAGCGGCCGCCGTCTTCTTGGCAGCGCGCCACGCGCGCCCAAAAAAGTGTGGTACCTGGGCGAGGACGATCAAGAGGAGTTGGAGCGCCGGTTTGCAGCTGTAATGAGATATTATGGCATATGTGCAGATGATTGCGGAGATCGTTTGTTTGTACAGAGTTTTCGCGAAAGCAAAATTATTGTCGCTGAGCAGCAAAACGGCGGAACGGTAATAAACGTTCGTGATATTGATGCTGTCGTGTCGTCGATTAAATCGTTTTCAATTGATGTAATTATTATTGACCCTCTTGTAAAAACACACCGTGTCCCGGAAAATGATAACTCTGCGATGGAAACTACTTACGGTGCATGGGTTGAAATCGCCGAGCGGGGAAATTGCGCAGTTGAGCTGGTTGTACACAGTCGCAAAGCAAGCGGCGGACAGGCAAAGACCGTTGAAGACGCGCGTGGCGCCTCCTCGCAGCTGGGCGCTGTACGTCATGCCCGTTTGATCGTCCGAATGACAAAGGAGGAGGCCGAACCGCTCGGTATCGAGCCAGAGCAGGCCGGGCTACATATCCGCATCGGTGACACCAAGGCCAACATGGCCCCCCCTCCGAGCGATATCCACTGGCTGAAGCTGGCGAGCGTGTGCCTTGAAAACGGGCTGGATGACGACACCGCCGACACCACGAAAGCGGACCAGGTGCAGGTGGTGACGGAGTTCAGGGCGCCGGCAACGTTCGATGGTGTCGCATGGCATGACATTGACACACTGATGCGGGCGCTGAAAGCCCAGCCGCGCCGGCAGAGCGAACAGGCAGCAGATTGGGCAGGACATCTGGTAGGCGAGATGCTTGGCATTGACACCTCCACCAAAGGAGGACGGTCAAGAGTCAAGGCAATGCTTAGGGCGTGGCGTGAAAGTGGTGCTCTCAAGGTGGAGCGGCGTTTGGATGAGACACACCACGAACGACCATTTTTGACACTCGGCACATGGGCATTCGGACGGAATGAACGAGTGGTCGCGACCGATAATACCGACACCACCGACACCTACCGACACCACGTTACCGACACTGTCGCAAATGCCACCAAAACGTCACCGACACCACCACCCTTATAGGGGTGTGGGGTGTCGTGTCGGTGGTGGCGTGGGGGTGCTGAAACAGACAGAATTCACCGACACCTGGAGAAGTGTCATGAAAGCAGAAAAATACCCGCATGTGAGAACGAACATTGCAACACCGCTTGCCCCCGTCTGGCGCCGGCGGATCACACTGCCGCTGACGCCGCGAGCCGTGCGATTGGAGATGATCGAGGCGGGAGACATCCACCTGACGCCGCTCGATAGGATGCTGGACGACGCCCAGGCCGACGCGCTGGAGCAATATGCGGTGATGGAGGCCGCGCTATGCGGGAACGCCAGGGCGCAGGACTATGCCGGCGATCGGGTGCGGGGGACCAGGCTGGGCATGGCGCCACTGCCTGACAGGCTGTTTCAACCGTTGCGTTGGCATGCAGAGCTGAAGCGGTGGCTGACAGCGGCCGAGCTGAACATTTTGGCTCAGTTCTGCTTGCAGCAGTGGCGCGATGAGCGTGCGCTGTCGGATGCTCAGCTCGGGATCATGCTCGCCCCCTCGTACAAAAACAAGGCTGTGGCCTGGCGGGATCGGTTGGTCAAGGTGGCGTCGCGGTTAGTGGCGCTGCAGCGGTCAATTCCGCGCAGCAAGCGGAAGTGGTTGTAAATTACTCAGAGCAGGTTACCACAGGTTGCAAAGAAAAAAATCGGCGAACGCGCTCACGAGTGCAGATCCCAAAACCCCACGCTATGCCCGCAACGCGTCAGCCAAGCGCAAAATACGTTTGACGTAAGTTCTTTGTGGGGGTATGATCCGAGGATCGAAAACGCTGGGATAGACGTGATTGATTTAATCGAGCTGGCCGCTCGTATGCATTTGAAAGGAAGACGTGGTGGCAACCGGAGTTGAAGCGATGGGGGCGGCTATGCGGCGTCTGCGTCAAGCGCAGGGCCTTACTATGCGCCAAGTAGCGGATGCCTGCGGCTGCACATCCGATGTCAACCTGTCACGGGCTGAGACCGGCCAGCAATGGCTACCCGCGGACACGCTGTTTGCTGTCGGCGCGGTGCTCGGCTATGAGCGCCGGTCGGATTGGCTAGTGGCGCTTGCTGAGGAGCTGCGGGCGATGGACAGAGGAGATGAGAAATGAAAAAAATCCAGTATCAAGCGTTGCGCTGTAATTGCGGTGACACGGGGTGCAGTGACTGGCATGTTTCAGGCGTTGCGGATGTGCATGGCGTTAGCTTCACGCGGGCACAAGCGGAAGCGGTTGCCGCGTTGCTCAATGAGATGGAGAGCTGCCCTTTGGATGGCGGTTGAAAAAAGAGAT